AGCACCTGACCCTCTGTACGGGTTCGCTAGGCCCCTGACCTGCGGCGATGCGGCGGCGCCGGTGCACCCCATGCCGGGGGCTTGCATCTCTGGTTGGTAACAGTGCAGTTCAGGGAGCTGTAGCCGTAACGCGGCCTCGCTAGAATGGGGCCATGTCGACCTGCCGGACCACCGAGTGCGAGCGCTGCGCCGGCCCGATGCCGCTCCTGGCGCGGGCCGATGCCCGCTACTGCTCGTCGGCATGCCGGCAGTCCGCCTACCGGGCCCGCCAGGCCGCCGACGAGCAGCGCGTCATGGGCGAACGAGCCGCCCGCATCCCATCGGAACTGACGTCCCGGGCCCGCTGGGTCCGTTACAGCGGTCGCAAGGTGCCGCTGCGGACCGACGGACGCTTCGCAGCAGTCAACGACCCGTCAACGTGGTCCGACTATGCGACCGCGGCCACCGCGACGGCCGGGGATGGCATCGGCTTCGTCCTCACCGCCCACGACCGGATCGTGGTGCTGGACTTGGACCACTCTGTCGAAATGGGTCGAGTCCTGCCGTGGGCGCAGCGGATCCTGGACGCGCTACCTCCGACGTATATGGAGCGCGGCAAGTCGGGGACCGGACTGCATCTCTGGTTCCGGGGCGAGGTGCCTGCCGGGCGCCGGATCCGCAAGGACGGCATCGCGGTCGAGGTCTATAGCGACAGCCGATTCATCATCGTTGGCGACCGGGTTTCCGGGACGCCCCTCGAGCTTGCCGAGCTGCCGGACGCAGCCGGCGTGATCGCCTCGTTGACCTGACGCCCCGGTGGCGCGGCTGCGGGGCATGTCAGTCTCCGCCCCGTGCGCCCTGGTGGCGCGCCTTGACCCTGGAGGTCGCCATGGGCGCTCATGGACCCATACCGAAGCGCAGCGAGGAGCGCCGACGCCGGAACAAGGACGACGGCCCCGGACTCGTGAAAGCCCCTTCCGGCCCGCCATCGGATCTGCCGGCCCTGCCGGAGCCCGATCCGCTGTGGCACCCGATCGCGATCGACTGGTACCTGTCGCTGCAGGAGTCCGGGCAGGCCGCGTTCTATCAGCCCTCGGACTGGGCGGTGGCGCGGTATGCGGCTGAGCTGATGTCTCGCGGTCTGCAGTCTGACCGGCCCCCGAATGGCCAGTATGTGGCTGCTCTCAACTCGGTGATGGCCTCGCTGCTGACCACCGAGGGCGACAGGCGTCGGGCCAGGATCGAGCTGGAGCGCCGGAAGACCGTCACCGCGGTGCCGGCCAGCGTGACTGCCATCGCCGACTACCGATCCTCGATCGGTGGCTGACGGCGAGGTCCCCGAGGTCGTCGAGCCCTTCACGATCGGGCCCACGTGGAGGCGCGGACCGGACGGCAAGTTCATCCTCCCCGAATACACGCTGGGCTGGCAGGCCCTGGCCTGGACGGCCACGTACCTGCAGCACTACGTCGGTGCGCCGTGGCGGTACACCGCCGAGCAGGCCCGGCTGACGCTGTGGTGGTACGCCATGGATCCGGTGACGAACCGGTTCCTGTGGCGAGACGGCGTGATCCAGCGCATGAAGGGCCACGGGAAGGATCCGCTGGTCGCGACTTACTCGGCCTTCGAGTTCGTCGGCCCATGCCGCTTTGACCGGGTCGCTGAAGAGGGGAATGAGTGGGGCGTCCCTCCGGGGCAACCGCTTGGCCGGCCACACCCTGCGGCCTGGGTGCAGATCGCGGCGGTGTCGCAGGACCAGACCCGGAACACCATGACGCTATTCCCGTCGATCCTGACGAAGCGGGCGATCGAGGAGTTCCGGATCGACCTCGGCAAGGAGATCATCTACGCCGACAAGGGCCGAGCCCGGATCGAAGCCGTCACCTCCTCCCCGCGAGCCCTAGAAGGCGGGCGGCCGACCTTCGTGTCGCTCGGCGAGACCCACCACTGGGTGGAGGCGAACCAGGGCCATGAGATGGCCGCCGTGATCGAGCGCAACGCCACCAAGTCCGCGGACGGCATGTCGCGGACGCTGGCCAACACCAACGCCTACGAGCCCGGCGAGGACTCGGTGGCCGAACGAACCCGCGAGGCCTTCGAATCGGCGGAGGCTGGCCGGGCCGCCGACGTCGGGCTTTTCTACGACAGCCTCGAGGCGCCAGCTGAGGCCAAGCTGACGGAGGAGTGGATCGAGCCGACCCTTCGTGCGGTCCGCGGCGATTCGACCTGGCTGGACATCGAGCGGTTGAAGGCGTCGATCCTCGACGTCCGCAACCCGCCGTCCCGGTCGCGCCGGTTCTGGTTCAACCAGATCACAGCCTCGGAGGATGCCTACCTGGCACCCTACGAGTGGAACGCCTGCCCCCACGAGGGCATCGAACTGCAGCCAGGCGACGAGATCGTCATGTTCTTCGACGGCTCCAAGTCCGACGACGCGACCGGGCTCATGGCCTGCCGCCTCTCAGACGGCCACCTGCAGACACTCGGCGTCTGGCAGAAGCCGGCGAACTGGCCCGACGGGACGCCGTGGCGGGTGCCGCGCGAGGAGGTCGACGGGGTCGTGGACCTCACGTTCGCCACGTACAAGCCGCTGGCCTTCTTCGCCGACCCGGGCTCGGGCTTCGACGAGGCAGACGGCGAACGCTACTGGGACGGCTTCATCGACGCCTGGGCTCAGCGGTACGGCAAACGGCTCAAGCTGAAGGCGGTCGCCTCCGGGCACGGCCAGCACGCGGTCATGTGGGACATGCGCGACCGGCGCCGCCAGCAGGCGTTCACCGAGGCCGTCGATCGCTTCTACCGGGACGTCCTGGAGCGGCAGCTCAGCCACGACGGCCACAAGGTGCTGCGGCAGCACATAGCGAACGCCCGCCGCCGCACGAATGCCTGGGGTTACACGATTGGCAAGGAGCACCGCGAGTCCGTCCGCAAGGTCGACCTGGCGGTGTGCGCGATCGGCGCACGAATGCTGCGCCGGATGGTCATGAACTCGACGGCCTGGACGAAGCGGTCCACGGCCCGCGGCAAGGGACGGGTGGTGGTGCTGCGGTGACGACCCCGACTCTTCCTCTGCTCTCGCTGTCGGACGACGAGCTCGACATCGTGACGGCCTTGCGGTCGGACCTGATGAGCCAGCGCTTCAAGCTGGAGCTCCTCGACGCGTACTTCAACGGCGAGCAACTGGTGCGCGACCTCGGGATCTCGATCCCGCCGCAGCTGAAGACGCTGCACACGGTCATCGGATGGCCGCGGATCGGCGTCGAGGCGTTGGAGCAGCGTCTCGACCTGGAGGCATTCCGATGGGGTGACGGATCGGACCCGTCGGACCTGGAGGAAATCGCCGCAGCGAACGACCTCTATGACGAGGCTTCGCTGGCTCACCTGGATGCCCTCACCTACGGCCGGGAGTACGTCACCGTAGGCAGCCCCGATGAGCCGGACGCTCCGTCGATCATCTCGTTCGAGTCGCCGATGGATATGACGCTCGCCTGGGACGCTCGGGTGCGGGTGCCGGTGGCGGCGCTGCGCGAGTGTCAGGACAAGTGGGACTACGGCCTGAGTCCGGAGGAGCGGCTGGTCAGCCTGTACCTGCCGAATCAGACGGTGCAGGCTGTGGAGACCGACGGCGGCTGGGTGGTCCTGGACCGGGACGAGCACAACCTGGGCATCGTGCCGGTGCTGCGGATGGCGAACCGGCAGCGGACGGCGGACCGGATCGGCCGCTCGGAGATCACTCCGGAGGTCATGTCGATCACGGATGCGGCGTGCCGGCGGCTCATGGGTATCGAGGTGGCCGCCGAATTCTTCGGGGCGCCGCAGCGTTACATCCTCGGTGCGTCGGAGTCGGCGTTCCAGGACGCGGAGGGCAACGCCAAGAGCGCCTGGGACACCTACATTGGCCGCGTGCTGGCGCTGGAGCGCGACGAGGACGGCAACGTGCCGACGGTGGGTGCCTTCACCGCGCATGACCCCTCCGGCCAAACGAAGATCATCGACCTGTATGCGCGAATCATGGCAACCCAACTGGGCCTGCCGCCGCACATGCTCGGCTACACCAGCGACAACCCCGCCTCGGCCGACGCCATCCGCTCGTCGGAGGGCATGCTGGTCAAGAAGGCCGAGCGGCGCATCCGCCGATTCTCGGCAACCTATCGGGACACGATGCGCTTGGCGCTGTGGTTCCGCGACGGAGAGCCGCCGGACAAGTCCAAGCGCATCGAGGCGGTCTGGCGCAACCCTGCCACGCCCACCATCGCGGCCCAGACGGACGCCGTCGTGAAGATGGTCCAGGCGGGCATCCTGCCCGCAGACTCGGACGTGGCGCTGGAGATGGCCGGCCTGTCGGAAGCCCAAAGGCAGCGGGTCGCAGCAGATCGTCGGCGAGCACAGGGTCGGGCCCTCATCGAGCGACTGACGCAGGCCGCCGAGGGTGCGCCGGAAGAGCCGGAGGCTGTCGATGGCGACGAGAACCTCTGACGCATCCCCGGTCGCCGCTCGCATGCGGGCAGCCCAATCGGCGCTCACTCGACTGCTGGTCAGGGATATTCGCAACCTACGCAGGCTCATCGACCCCGCCCGGCAGGACGAGTCGATCCCAGTGTGGATGTCGGCCATTCGAGCCCTGGTCGGCCAGTACGGCGCGGCGTCGGCAGCGATCGCCGCGGATGCCTATGACCGGCAGCGAGAGCACGCCGGGGTGCCCGGTCGGTTCACAGCCGAGGCCGCGGAAGCTGCCCCCGACGAGCAGGTGGAGGCAAGCCTGCGATGGGCTGCGAAAGACCTGTGGCCTACCGACGAGCCGCAGGAGCCGTTTGCCTCACGGCTGGCCGTAGCCGAGCAGCGGGCCGAGGCGGTCGCCCAGAAGCTGGTTGCCGACCAGGGCCGCGCTACGACCCGACAGGCTGTCGACCAGGACCGCGGGGCCGTCGCCTACGCCAGAGCAGCCGCCCTGGGCGGTTGCTCTTTCTGCAAGCTGATGGCGTCCCGCGGAGCGGTGTACAAGAACGCCCGAACCGCCGGCCGGGACGCCAACGAGAGGTTCAGCGGGGACGCCAGCGTTGTGAAGTTCCACAACAACTGTCACTGCACGATCGTCCCTGTCTTCCGGGGGCAGCAGTTCGAACTGTCTCCTCACGCAGCTGAGTGGGACCGCCTGTACCGCGAGTACGCGCAGGGCCACTCCGGCGATCAGCTCCGCCTGTTCCGGCGGGCTCTCGCCGACCACGACCGGTACTCGCTGCCGGCCGCTCACTGATACACCCCATGGCCGCCCTGGAGGTGGCCTCGTCTCAGCCCCTGGAGGGCCGAATCACCATGCCCGAAATCGAGGAGACCGCGCAGTCCGTCGAGGAGCCGCAGGAGACCGAGACCGCCCCGGAGGCGGACGGCCCCGAGGAAGAACCCTTCGACCGCGCGCGAGCCGAAGCCAAGATCCGCAAGGCAAACAGTGAGGCGAAGAGCCTTCGCGAACGCCTGAAGGAACTCGAGCCGCTGGCCGCCAAGGCGCGCGAGCTCGAGGATGCGCAGAAGACGGAGACGGAACGGCTGAACGACCAGCTCGCGGCGCAGCGGGAGCGGGCCGAGAAGGCCATCCGTGCCGCGGTCGCATCCAAGGTCGAGGCCCTGGCCCGCGATTTCGCCGACCCGGAGGACGCGGTCGGCTCGCTGGACCTCACCTCCTTCGTCAATGAGGACGGCGTCATCGACACCGCGGCCATCAAGGACGCCCTCGCAGACCTCCTCAAGCGCAAGCCGCACTGGGCCCGGCCCGATGAGGGCGGCCCGCGCCGCCCCGCCCCGGACCGCACCCAGGGCTCCTCGGGCAACGGCAACAGATCCCCTTCCACGCCGGCGGAGGAATTCGCCGGACTCATGGCAAAGGCCCTGCAGGGCCGCCGAGGCTGAGAGAGGTAGCCCTCCATGGCTGTCACGAACCCCATCAAGCTGAGCGACGTCGATGCGACGTTCCTCCCCCCGACACTGACCGGCCCCATCTTCGAGAAGTCCGTCGAGCAGTCCGCCGTCATGGCGCTGTCCCGGCGGGTCCCGCTGTCGATGTCCGCGACGACCGCGGTCCCGGTGCCGCTGGACGTTCCGACCGCCGACTGGGTCGACCAGGCCGGCCGTAAGCCGCTGGGCACCGGTGGCGTCGACATCAAGACCATGAGCGGTAAGAAGATCG